TTGGTGCTGCTATGGCTCATTGGTCGAACAGCTTTCGATACACGGTGCGGAACTCTTGATACCCATGCGGGCCGAGGACTTTGCCCCACCCGCGCCGGCCCACGATCATGCCTTGGGTGCAGCCGATGTGGCGCGCATACTCTTCGATGCCGGGGCGGATGACGTTGACGATTTCGCCCAGCTCGCCCGCAGCCAGCCAGCAATCAATCACCCGCTCTCCGGTAGAGGTGTAGTCGGTGATATTCGTCACCATGGCGCTGCGGTCGCCGGTCCAAAGCTGCGCCCGGTTCTCGGTGATGTCCTGCGCCACGGCGTCCACCGTGAACCATGGGCGATGGTCGCGCGCCGTCAGCGCTCGCTCCAGCAGGTCGCGCGGGCTCACAGCGCCACCAGCGTCAGAGCGCCAGACGCCACCGTCACCTTGTAGCGCGTGCCCGTTACGGTATCGGTCAGCACCAGGCGCGCCATGTTCGCCTCGCCGTCCTGCTTGGCATAGCGCCGATCAGCATCAGCCAGCGCCTTGCGCAGCTCGGCCTGATCCTTCTGGCTGTACTGAGCCGGCGCGTTCGGAAGCTGTAAGCCCGCAGGCGCTTTGTTGCTCATGCCCGCGCCTTCCAAGCCAGGATAGCGTCAGGGACAATCTCAATCAGCGTCTCGCCGCCGTTGTAGACGAACCAGCGCTCCCCCTGCCGCTGGCCCACGTCATGCACCAGCCCTGAGCGGCGCCAGACGTCCAGATCCACGCTCTCGGGCGCGTCGAAGCGGTTGTAGGTCCATTCGTCGCTCGTGGCCGTCACCTGATAGGCCGTCCCCGCCGCGTTCGTGACAGTGCCGTCTGCCGACACCGAAAGCCCGAACATGAGCACCGGCGCCGGCAACGTCCGCCCGCCCATGCCGCCCGCGACGTTCAGGTTCTTGCCGTCGATGGCGTAAATCTCACGGTCGCGCGTCACAGCCAGCGTCACGTCCAAATCCCCGTGCGCGGCGGCTATCTCTTCCAGCTTGGTCACAAGCTGGCTGATCTTCATGGCGTTGGAAGGCATCAGCGTTTGGTCCCTGTGGCGGGCGTGTCAAACCGGAGCGCGCCGAACGTGCCCGCAGCCAGAAACTCCACCTTCATGCGAAGCTGGCGGCCCGCAATGCGGCAGCTCACCGGATTGGGCGACACATACGGCCCATAAGTCGTCTCTGTCCCGTTGTTCCAGTCGCGGGCGTAAACCGTCAGTTGGATGTCTCCCGCCGTGCCCTCATCGAAGATGATGCGGCTGATGCGGGTGATGGCGTCGCCGTTGCCGTCCTCAAGCGGCCCACTCTCGAAATATGGCGTTTGCGACCATGACGCGCCCGTCTCGGCGTCATACACCTGCCCCGATGAATTCACCTCCAGCGGATAGAGATAAACCCCCCGGTCAGTGCCGCAGGTCAGCGTCAGGTTATGGTCCAAGTACCACTTGTCTTCCAAGTAGTTGTAGCGGACGCGGCTATCGCATTCGGTCGAGGCGGCGCTTGGGTAGTACCAGACAATTTCGCTGTACTGACTGTTGACGCGGCACGTCACCTTGGAGCGCTGCGTGCGGTTCAGATCGCCCAGAACGGCGTCGAACACGTCGCACGGCATCTCCTGCATCGAGGAGCCATCCCAGACATAAAAGCCGTTGTAGCCCATCCAGAAACAGCGGCTGTCCACCGCCGCCGCAGCGCCTACGGCGATGATGCCGCAATTCTCGCCCACCCGGTCCACTGAATAGACGTAAGGCAGCCCGATGTACGTCATCAGGTGCACGTCGATGTCGGTAAACAGCAGCGTTTGCGTCCGCGTGCGCTTGCCGCAGATCAGCGTGCCCTGCGTTTGGAGCGAATAGGAGCCGGCCTGGTTCGTGCTCGATGGCATCCAGCTTGTTTCGTTGCCCTGATCGCACCAGGCGATGGACCGGAAGTTCCCGCCGTTGCCGATGGCGACAAGGAAACTCTCAGGCGTCGTCACCACCCCGACGCAGCCGGTCGGGGCGCCAGAAATAGCCGCCGCCACCGTGGGCGTCGAAATATCCAGTTGCCATTCGTACAGCTTGCCGTCGCCGGCCATGCAACCAACGAGGTATTGCCCGAACGTGTCCAGCGTCCACACGCTGGCCGGCTGCGTCGTGCTCGTGTCCGTCCGGGGATCGCCATACGTGCCGGCGCCATAAGGGCCGGAGCCATAGCCGCCGCTGGAGATGGCGTCCGCCCGCCCAGCCGTGAAGCCTGCCGGCGTGATGTCCACCATGGCCGTCAGCGATGGCGTGGCGACGTAGAGCTTGGAGTGCGTGCCGACGGCATAGAAGCGCGCGTTGTTGTTATCGCGCCATGCGATGCACGCCCGCGCCGAGCCCGTCAGGGTCGAGACAAGACGCGCGTTCCATGAACCGATCGGCTGACGGTTGCCGAGATACTCGCGCGTCAGGCTGGTATCCCACCAGCGTCCGCCGATCTGGTAGATCGTCCCTTGGCGGGTGACGCCGCCTTGGGGATCGATCTTAACGAGTGACATCGGGCTGTAGGTCTTTCTCGTAGACCACGGCAGCCACCCGCCATTCCTTTGGAAGTAATCTGTGAGCCTTGCCGCCCCGCGCCGGGGCGAGGTTGCCCCAGGACGTGCGGCCGTAGAGCCGTATCTTGGCGCAGCCCTCTTTCCGCGCTGGCTGCTCGAACCGATCCAGGAACGGCAGCATGTCCGTATGTTCCGGGCCGCCGATCATCAGCACTTCAAACACCTTGACGCCGCTTTCCCACGTCGTCACGCGCGACACAGAAACGGCGGTCAGGTCAGTCTTATTGAGCACGCCCCAGATGGCGAACTGGCCAGCAGCCAGCCCATCCACAACGGCGTCCAGCGTAAAGCGCCCATCGCTGAACTCGCACGCCCGCTTGACCCGCTCCAGAACAGTCCGCGTCAGATCGCGGTTGCCGCTCATTTCCTGCAGCGTGATGGATCCGAAAATACGGCTCAAACAACTACCCTCGGACGCGCCACTGGCTTGGAGCCAGAGGCCCGCTGCAACTGGTCGGTCATGTTGAGCGCCTTGATGGCGCCGGCGAACTCTGTGCGGTACTGCGCCTTGCGCTCGTCCTGCGTGTAGTCGCAGGCCAGCATGAGGCCGCCACGCAGGTAGACGTGCGGGGCGTTGGAAACCAGCCAGTCAGTGTCGCTGTGATCGCTCAAAGCCGTGAACTTGGCGTACCAGTAAGCGTTGATCGTGCCCGTGTTCTTGGGCGCGACCTTCAAACTGTCGCCCTCTACGGTGTAGATGAACTGCGGCGCACTCGTCGCGGCCAAGGCGTCCACCTGCTTTCTGAACGTCCACGGCTCCAGATAGTTCATCGACTGCGCGTCGCTGTAGGTCGGCGTCATCTCGATAAACTCAAGCCACGACGACGACACGCCTGTGCTGATCGTCACCTGCCCGTTTGTGTCCGGCGTCAGCGTCCCAGACGTGGTCATGGAGCGGATGCGCAGCGGCTCGATAGGTTGTTGCCCGCCCGTGCGGTCGCCCCAGTAGATGAGCGCCCAAAGCTGCGGAAAGATGTCGTTCTTGATGATCGTGTCGGTCAGGCCGCCTTGCGTCCATGACCAGTCAAGGATGGCCGCGCGGATGCCTGCATATGTCGTAAGGCTCACCGCACCCGCTCCTCATCCCGCCAATGCTTCCGAATCCATCCCAGATGCGGAAGCTCTGCTGGTTTTTCCCGACCGTGAAAATATACAATGCGCGTGTCGGCGCTGAGGCCGTTCTGACGCACATCGCCCTTGTAGCTGACGATTTGCCCCGGCCAGATGTCGTCCGAGACAACAGCATCGCCGCGCGCCCAAATCTGGCGCATCCAGTCCATATCGTTCTCGCCCGCCGGCTTGTCGTTCCACACCCACGCATGGCCCGCCGGGCAGATCATCACGCCGTTGCACACCGTCTCCGGGTGGAACGGATCACGCGGCGTCGCCAGCTTGCCCCCGCCGATGGCGTAGGCTGCGAAGCTGTCCATGCTGCCGACAATCACCGTGTCCAGACCCATCAGGATCATGGGCTCGTTCAGGCGAAACGGCTGCATGCAGGCGCCATAGTCCGGCACGCCTTCGATTAGCTCCTGGTCGATGTCAGGCGGCAGCTTGCGGTAGCGGTCCACGAACACCACGAACCGGAACGGAACGCTCAGATTGCGCGTGCAGCCGTAATAGAGCTTGCGCACGTCCGCCTCGGTGTAGTGCCGCGAGAACGGCAAAGAGGCCTTGTTCGGGCTCCAGAGCAGCGTCGCGATGGTGATCACCGTGCCGCCTCCGGCGATTGCGTCCATGTCGGCGTCCGCACCGCGTCAGCCGTGAAGCGCATGCGCTTGCCCAGCTTGTCGGCCTCGCTGCCAATCGGGATCGGCACTTGGTTCGGCATCATCAGGTGGCCCGCCGGTACGTCACGCGAGACGGTGACGCCAGCCGGGACCATGGCGCCTGCCCCGATGCGAACGCCCGGCAACACCACCACGCCCGCGCCTATCGTGGCGCCCTTCTCAATGACGATGGCCCAGCGCGTCCCGTCGAACGCCTCAGGGTGAAAGCCCTCTTTCGTCGCGCGCGGCCAACTGTCGTTGCAGAGCGTGCAATTTGGCCCGATGAACACGTCATCCTGAAGCCAGAAGCCCGGGCCCGCCGCCAGATTGTGGCAAATCACCACGCGGTCATCGGCGCGGCTGCCGTCGAAGCAAGCGCCCGAGGCGACGTTGCAGTCCTTCCCCAGCTTGGCCCCGCGCAGGATCGAGGCGAATTGCCAGATGCGCGTGCCGGCCCCGATCTCGCAATCATCATGCACCACCGCCATAGGGTGAATGAACACGCCGGGGCGCGGATAGACGTAGACGTCGTGGATCATTCCGCCGCCACCGCCGGACTCAAGCGCCCAAGCAGGCTGCGCCTCACTTCGCCAACCACCCGGTCCCACTTGCCGGCATCACGCGCCTGCTGCCGGAAACAGCGGACGCTGTCGTAGAACCACATGCGATCCTGACCAGCTACGTCACTGTAGCGCCATTGCGGGTTCTCATCGACCATGGCCCAGCACTCAACGCCAAGCCCGCCGCAGAGGTCCACAACGCTCGTTGTTGGTGCAATCACCAGATCCAAGGCCGTCACCAGCGCCGCTAGGTCATCCATGTCCGCGCCCTTCTTGGTTGCCCAAGTCGGGTCAAGCACGTTGTCAAACAGCTTCAGTTCGGCGCGGCGGTCCTCGTATTCCAGGTTCACGAACGTCACGCCCGGAATGTCGAACAGGCGGCTGACCACCTCGAACGGCACCGAGCGCTTGGCGCGGCCAGTGCCCCAGCTTCCGCCCGTCCAGGCGATGCCGACCAGCGCCCCTTGCCGGGGTCCGAAATGCAGATATTCCCGCATCGACCACATCTTGGCCGGTGATGCGCTCAGAAACGGCCCACCTGTGAACGGCGCCGGCGCGTAGATCGCCCCAAGCCCGCCCATCTCAATCTCGTAGTCGCAGCCCTCGGCATCGAGCCAATCCACATAGGCTTCGGACATGGTGCCGTAGACGTGCGCCTTCGGCCATGAGCGCGCCACCAGCGTCTCGTTGCGCCGGTTGCACTCAATCACGCCGTCGAAGTCCTTCGGCAGCATGGACAGAAACAGCAGCTCATCGCCAATGCCCTGCTCGCCGTGCACAACGACCTTGCCCGGCGCTTGACCGCCGTTCGGACCACGCCAGCGCGGCAGGCCAAACCCCGTCCCGCGCATGGCCCCATCGCGATGCACGCGGCTCTGATCGAAGCAGGCCCACGCCTCTGCCCAGCGGCCCAGTGAAAACAGGGCGAACGAGCGATTGTAGTGCGCCTTGAAGCCGATCGCGTCGCTCTTGTCGGCCCATTCCAGCGCCTCGGCGTGACGCCCAAGCTGTGACGCGGCCAAGCACAGATTGAAGTATGTCTCCTGCGGCTTGCCGTATTCCAGCGCCTTGATAAACGCCCTGTAGGCGTCCTCGGGCTGGTAGTCCTTCAGGCAGCCGCCGATATTGTTCCAGATCGCCGCCAGCTTGTGCGGCACCTGCGTCGCCGCCCGCGCCGTGTTGAACATCTGTAGCGCGTGGCCTTCATTGCCAGAGCGCATGAAGGCGATGCCGGCGAGAAACAGCGCATCCACATGCGAGGGATCGCGCTTCAGCAACTCATCCGTCGCCGCGATCACACGTCCGAAGTCCCCGCGCTCACTAGCGCGCTTGGCTTCGAGGAATAGCTTTTCGTTCTCGGTCACTTATGCCCTATCCGAAACAGGCCTGTGCGCAGCTTCCGAAAGCTGCTGTCATCGAGGCGGCGATAGACGAACCGGTTCCAGCCCTCGTGCTTGTCATCGAACGGGTCGGCCGGCTCTGTCGTGCCGTTCTCCCGATGATACTCCGCCAGCCAGCCAGCCAAAACCTCAAGCGGGATCGATGCGATGGGCCACATATCGGCCTTGCGGTCGAAGCCGTCGCCCTGAATGGCGTGGTTTAATTCCAGCACCGGCGCGATGTTCGTTTCGCGCTTGATCTGCACGGCGCCGGTCGCCGGGTCATACGACCACGTTTCGACCGCGCCCCATGCGTCAACTTCAATGAGCGGCAAGGCGCGCGTATCCGTTATCGACAAAGGACGACACGAAGCGCTCGCGCACGGCAAACCGGTCGCCCACGTTCACCTTAAGGCCCATGCCCTCAACGCCGTAGGCCGTACCGGCAATCTGGCTATAAGCCTGACAGCGTGCGTCCACATGGAAGTGACGGTTGGCGATAAGCCAGACTTCGCTTTGATCGTCCTCGCCATAGCGCACCGCCGGCCCCTCGCCGGCAGAGCCTTGAGCGTCCTTGAACGCCTTGGCGATGGCCGCAGCCAGTTCATCAGCCGCCGACGCCTTGGCCGGGCGCGCCGCCGTCATGGCATCCGCTGCGGCCTCGATCTGCTTTCTGCGCGTCCGCGCCACCGCAACCGGCTCAAGCTCAATCATGTGGTCATCGTCTGACATGCTTTCTCCTAGTTTCGCTCTGCCGGCATGCCATTGACATGCCGCGTCTCATGACACAGCAGCGATGCGTAAGCGTCGCCCGCGTATAAGCACGGGTTCGGCGCTATGATCTCGTTCTGGTTGGCGCACGCATCGTGCGGCTCGCCGATCAGCATGGCGCAGATCGAGCGCACGTTCTGGCTCGACTCAAACCAGACCACGGTATGCGTGTTGCGCCGATAGTCCTCACCGTGCGCCAGCACCCACACGCCAGCCCAGAAGGCTATCCCAAGCGCGGCCATGCCGATCCAGCCGGCCACGCGGCGCTGCCCGTCAGTCACTTGGCGCCTGGGCTGCCGCGATCACGCCAGCGCGGGGCTGAAAGCCGCCGCCAATGTAAAGGTCGCCAAGTTCAACCGTATCGCCGCACTCAATGCCTTCGTCCGTGAAGGCGACAACCACGTCGAAAGATCGCCCGTCTTCGATGGTTTGGCGTTCCACTGTGCAATGACGCATGAGGTTAGGCCTTGTAGTAGAGTTCAACCGTGTAGGCTTCCAGCGTAAGCGTCTCGCCGCTGGAAGCCTTTTGCCCTGTTATAACGATGTCTTGCGAGGTCGATGTGTCTTGCGAAGAAGTGAGGTTGCTGCTGGCGTTTGAGCTTAAGCCAGAACTCGCTCCCGGCGTGTATCCGATTTGCGAACTTTGTGAGTTTCGATTGCGGATCATGGTCACGCCTTGAAAGGCAGACGTACTGGCAAATCCCGACAAGTTCATATAAGCGGGGCCGCCGACGCCTCCAAAATGCGTCTTCATTGTCTTGCTGTTGGCGCTGCTGGTCATCGTCCACAGCGTCCAGATACGAAGCATTCCGTTGGCGCCCATC